GCATTTCTTCAAAGAATTGAATCATTACCTTCCTGCGGATGAATATCGTAAGGTATCATATATCAATGACAGGATCCATAAAGTATTCGGTCGTAGGTTCAGCAACAACGAAGAATGGAACACGTTCACGCAGAACACAGAACAGCACATCGCTGTCATCACACCGTTCTATAATGCTGAACAGTACATCCTGAGGTGTATCGATTCTGTTGCTACACAGAACTATACTAACTGGACGATGTATCTGATCAATGATGCCAGCACTGACGGTGCCAAGTTCGCAATCAATCATAAGCTAAAGACGTTGCCGGAGAATATCAGATCTAGGATCACTGTCATTACTAATACTGAAAATAAAGGTGCTGTGTATAATCAGGTAAACACAATTAAAAATGTGTTTGGTCCGGACACTATCGTGATGCTACTCGATGGAGATGACGCATTAATTAACGATAATAATATATTTAATTTCTACAATAATCTCTATGCTGATGGTAAGACAGATTATTCATATGGGAGTTGCTGGTCAGAAGCGGATAGCATCCCTCTGATAGCCCAACCGTATCCCAAGGCGATCAGAGACGCCAAGGATTATCGTAATTATAAGTTCAATTGGGGAATGCCGTATCCGCATCTCAGGACATTCCGTAGAGAGCTATTGAACAATATTAATGATTCTGTATTTAAAGATGAGAACGGAGAATGGTTCAAAGCAGGCGGTGACAATGCCACATTCTATAATATCATCGAGCAGGCAGATCCTGATAAGATCAAAGTCGTGCAGGATATCGTCATGCTGTATAATGACAAGAACCCCCTGAACGATTATAAGGTCCATGGCGATCTCCAAAACAAAAATGCCAGTAAAATTGCTGGCGATGCAAAGATCCAAATAAACAAGATAGAAGTAGATTCCGCACCACGCCCCATGGATGTAGAGATAGTCCAAACAAAAGAAATGGTTGTAAAAAACGTCATGAAAAAAAAGATATTAATCGCGATTCCTACAGCAAAGAACATCGAAGCAAACACTTTTAAATCGATCTATGATCTCAAAATACCCGAAGGATATGAGACGACATATCAGCATTTCTACGGATATAATGTAGATCAGGTACGCAACCTGATTGCTGACTGGGTCGTCAAAGGATTCGACTATCTGTTTGCAGTCGACTATGACGTATCATTCCCGTCTGATACGCTGGAGAGATTGCTGTCACATGACAAGGACGTGGTATCTGGGATCTACAGGCAGCGCAATCCTGACAGACAGATCCTGGAGATATTTGAAGAGAATGACAGGGATGGATATTCTCATATCGAATGGGAAAAGATCCGGGATCGGGGCCTGGTCCAGATAGGTGCTTGCGGATTCGGCTGTGTGCTTGTCAAGAAACAAGTGATGGCAGATATCGGATATCCGCAGTTTGTCTACAAGTCAGCTGTCGATCACAACAACACGTTTTCTGAGGATCTGTATTTTGCCAAGAAGGCAAAGGAAAAAGGATTCAGGATATACGCAGATACCACGATACTGTGCGATCATACGGGATCTTATACGTTCCGAGTTCAGTAGACAGGAACTACTGGCGCATCTCTAGGAACAACAGGAAGCGTACCCAGCATATCAGTGGCTTCCTGCTTTAGGACTGATATGGGTTCTATCGTCTGATTGATTGATTTGACGATGATTGTTGTCTGCAACGGAGCATATCTGCCTGTTGTCACCAGTATGTTATTGAATGTTGATACAGTTATCCGGGAGTCACGCATCAGCGAGTAACTCCAGGATTCACTGTGACAAAACCTTCTATTATCCTGGATGTCACATTGCTAAAATACAGTTCCAGATCATAGACATATCTTGTTGAAGATAGGTTTGCTGTGATCACAGAATTCATCGTGAGCGTGATCGATCCTGCAACTGCATTCACCGTGGTGCTTATCGTATTGAAAGTCGTAGACGTATATGTCTTTCTTATCTGAGAATTAGCAGTATATCCTGTGAGATCAAACGGATTCCCATCTGTATCGACAAGATACACATTATAAGCGAAGTTGGCGCCCTGATCTACAGTTATGTTTGTTTTAATTGCCATTTTTTAAACTATCTACTTCTGCCTTGAGTTCTTTTACTGCTTCGATCAGTAGTGCCACGATCCTGTCATACTTGACTGCTTTGTATCCGTCAGATCGTTCTGCTACAAGCTGTGGCAATACTTTCTCAAGATCTTGTGCAATGATGCCCACATCATTCTTACGAACAAACATGGCATCCAGTCCGCCCTGTGATTCGATATATGAATCTTTCCAATCGAATGTGACACCATTAAGCAATGCCAATTTTTCTAATGGGTTGGAGATGTTAACGACATTTTCCTTCAATCTCTCATCCGAGGAGAAAAATGCCGTGATGTTGCCACCCGCAGTTATCGCGCCACTCGCACTAAAAATATTACATTTAAAATTAGCCAATGCTCCACCAGCACTCCAGCCTCCTACTGCAAAATAATTATCTGTATCAAGGCCGAAATATGAAGCATAGTTTCCTGGTTTATGGAATGTCATGAAGGCAGCATCATTGTTGCTGGCAGACCTTACTTCAATACCTCCCAGAGAGTGGGTTGATGTTCTTAATGTTCCGACATTTTGTAAGGCCGTAAAATCTCCTTGTCCATTGTGAGTGGATGCTCCGTTGACAGTGAGAGTACTATTTAATGTGGTTGCTCCAGTGACGGTAGTTGTTCCAGTTACTGCTAAAGAGCCACCCACGGTAGCTGCTCCAGCTACTGCTAAAGCAGCACCCGCAGTAAGAGCACCAGATACAGTTGCAGCACCTGTTATTAAAGCACCCCCAGCAACATGTAGTTTTTGTGATGGTGCAGTTGTCCCCAGACCTACATTTCCAGACGAGTCGATACGCATACGTTCTGTAGCATTTGTTGTAAATATCATTGGCGTAGCTGTGACGTTATGCAAATACGCCGCAGATGATGGATTAAATGTTACCCATGAACTTGCTGCCGTACTATTTATTCTTAATACAGCCTCACCAGACGCTTTAAATAACTCCAACATTCCGTTGGCTGGAGTGCCACCGATCCCGACATTGCCAGACGAGTCAATACGCATACGCTCTGTGGTTGAACTTGCACCGTCAGCGGTTGTGCTAAATATTAACCGTCCCGGCATATCGTCGTCACCGGGAGTCCCATCTACTTGAGCAACAATACTCGCAGCCTGTACAAACTCACTTCCGTCAGCGCCAGCAAAAATGAGTGCACCAATCCCATCACCACTTTGAAGAATTGTATATGAATTTACGTCTGTGCCGCGAGTGGATGATAATTCAAGAATACCACCACCACCGCCGACAGATGTGTGACGCACTACTTGCATTGCACCAGCAACACCTGAACCGCTTACAACTAGTTTTGGAGTAGCAGTATCTTTATTTGATGGCGTATTGGTCGTGCCAATCTTGATCCTACCATTGATCAGTTCTATGTTTGCATTAGAAGTCAATCCGAATCTAAAATAGTTATTCTGTCCTAGGAAATGCGTATTTCCCGGAAATTCTGTAGCACTACCAGATATATTTAATGTTCTTGCATTGATGGTATTTGCATTAATATTTTTTATAGTCAATGTATTATATGTCATATTAGCATTAGTAAACCCCGCACCCGGAGTCACAGGAGGAGTATCAGCTCTGAAAATCTGAAGTCCGTCTCGAGTGAGATAGGTATTTGCTTGTGAATCACCCACCAATGCCGAATTGATTGCGTATATCTGATTGGTGTTTGCTCTCGATGTAGAAAGATAAGTATTACCCAATCTCAGACTGTTTTTCAATATGATGTTATCTGTAGTAACATTTGCGCTTCTTATGCTCGAATTGCCGATCGATGCTACAGCATCAGTATAAAAAACTGTTCCGCTTAGGTATACGCCCGTATCTGTTATAATCGTATTGGCAGTAGCTGAAGATCTGATCATGAATGTTGTTGCATTCATGAAAGCATTCGAAGTACCGGTACCTATTCTAAGAGATCCTGTGTTGGATATCAGGGAACTGCCAGAAATAAATGTTCCTGTGATGGCTGCATTGCCCACAGCGGTGTTTGAATTTGTAGTGACAGCTGTGTTTGAGATTACTGTTATCAATT